ATCCACTGTGAACGTTGAATCTTGTCCAAAGTAACCAAAACTAATCTCAGTCATATTCAACGTTGCTGTGATGATAGCATACTTACTACGCCCAAGCATAGTGTACCCTTCATAGTTAGGCTCTTGTGTCTTGAACGACCACTTGCGACTATCTATCGTGACTGTCTCGCCCTGTAAAGCATCCAACACACTCACTAAGTTAGCATAGTCTAAGTCATCGTCAGCATCATACTCTTGCCCTTCAATACGCATTAAAAAGCCTAGTTGTACCAACCAGTCAACTCTTTTATTGCTCTCAGTGAACGGTACAGGCGTGCGTGATAACAAAGTAACTGGCGTTATCTCTAACTCTTGATTGACCAATGAGCCTGTCACACTCTCTAACACGGTCATCTTATCCTCAAAGAACTTGAATATATAGTTACCTTTATATGTCAAGTTATCCGTATTATCATTCAGTTGTGTCAATATGTAACTAAATACCTTATCCATCATCTCTCACCCTTAATCTTCTCTAACGCACCAGCGCTAATCATATCAGTGCTCGCTCTTCTTTTCACTCTATCATCTAGGCTGTTGAATGGTACCTGCATACCGTGTTGTTTATAGTTCGCGTGCCTCATCAAGTCCCCAACAGTCTTCTGCCGAATGAATCCCTTGTTAACCTCAGTGTATATAGTGCCCTCTTCGTTATAGATGATATATGGCACTCGGTCAGTGTCGTACTTGACCAACATATACGTGTTAGTCTCAAAGAACTTCGCACCAGCAAGGCTCATAAAACCTGTATCATAAGGCATATTCGCTGTGACTATTTGCCTCACGTCATTAAGGCTAAGTTGTCTCAATTATCTTCACTGTCCTATACGTGCCCCTGCGTGAGTTGTTATCTTTCAATGGCTTCTTCTCAGGCTGTGCAGTTATCCTATGTTCAACCTCGCCTTGTATGATAACACCATCTATCGCAAAGTCAATGTCGCTGGTCGTGATATAGCGTGCACCACTATCTTTAACAGGCATACCTATCAATACATTAATCTTCTTATTTGTTGATATCTCATCACAATAGAACTTTTGCTCATTGCCATCGATATCTTCATACGTTAAGAATAAGTTGTTATATATCGGCTTATGTCGCAACGGTCTCATCCGCTTCCGTATAGGTTATGTCTAGTTGATAGTCTAGTTTGTTACTGTTGTCTAACAAGTCAGCCTGTCTTAACTCGTCATACATAGTTGATGGAAAGGTATCTTTCGGTTCATCAATATACGCGTTCAAGTCCATACCGCTCTCGACAGCACCCTTGACTGCCTCGATCATAGCACGTCTTAATTGCGTTACCTCTTCTTGTTCATTATCATATATCTTCTTGCGCATATATTTCTTGTGTATGTACTTGCCCTCTTTCCTACGCTGGGCATAGATGAGCCTGTACACACTATGGCTAATGTCTCTTAGCACCTGTTTGGTGATACCTTTTGCGCCTAAGTCATCGCTCGAATATGCAGTATAATTAAGCACACAGTCAGTATTGATATAATACTCTTGCTCATCCATATCATACTTAATATAGTTGCTATTTACTAACATTATTTCACCTCTTTTAAAAATAAAGGGCGGGCATCAACCCACCCTAATATTTATTTACTATAAGTTGTCAGCAGTCGATGCCGAGTTATCATGAATCTTCAAGATTGCTCTATCCGCATTCGTTAACTTGAATCCTGAGACAATCTCAACATTACAAGTCACACCATTGTATCTAGGCATACCATCGAACACACCAGCAACATTAACGCTGGTCACGATTGATAACGCATCATGGTCATACACGATGAACTCTAATGAGTCATTGTCGCTGTCCCAAGTGATGTCGTCGTTCGCTTCGCCATTAGCGTTTGTGATGTTTTCGTCAACACTGCCTAAGTCTTCATATTCAAAGACGTTCAAGCCAGCAATACGTCCAACGTATGCATCTCTAACTACTTGGTTATCTAAGTCAACGGCTCTTTGGAACTCGTCAGACTTAAGTAACTTACCATAAGTTGTCGGTGACACGATAACTGTATCTGGGTTGGCTTTGTTCGCACGTAACGCTTGTCTTGCATCCACGATATAGTCATAGATAGTGTTCGCAGCAGTCTCGTTCGAGATGTCGCTCAATACATTAACACCCTCAGCCGACACGATTTCACTCGCGGCCTCAAGGTTCCACGCTTCTTTTACCTCTTGAATAGCGGTCTCCATCTCAGATGCAGCCGTGTTATAGGCTACCGATGCGACTGTTGCACCATACATTTTTCTTGCGCGGTTGAATTGTTTGTTTAATGAGATAGTGATTAGACTATCTTGCACTACTGTTTCGTTGAAGTCTGCACCTGGCACTGTTGCTGTAACTGTGCCTGTACCTGGCTTATGCACGAAGATTTGCCCTGCTGGGCCTGTTTGATACTTGTCTGTGAACGTCAAACCTGGTTGGAACACGTTGTTCGCAAATAGGTTCGGCTCTAGTAACGGACTATACTTGTCATCTACGTAATGTCCGGTTGATGCTGGATATAATAAATTCGCCATAATTGGCCTCCCTTTTTATTTTTTATTTTTCGCTAACCATTGCCTATATTTAGGGTCTTGAGACATATACGTCTCGACCTCGCTCATATCAGTTGGTTGCTTATTGTTATGTGGGTCTTGTAAACCAATCTTCACGCCTTCTTTAGACTTAAAGATAGGATACTTCTTGACCACTTCTTCAATCTTGTTAGGGTCATTGTCGGCTAACTTCAACACGTCTGCTAAATTATCCTCTTTGATACCTAACTGTGTTGCCTTCAACTTGCTCTCATACTCTAGGCGTTGATTTTCCCAAGCACTCTTCTCTTGCTCATAGGTCTGCACCTGCTCTTGCAACTTCTCTTGTTCAGTGAGTTGGCTATCTTTCCACTCTTGATATTCGGCAAATTTACCTTTAACCTCTTCTGGATTAAAAGCATTAATTCCTAACTCTTTGGATAAGTCTCTTAAAACATCATCCTTGGTTAGTGGTTTTTTTGGTTCTTCTGGCTGTTTAGGTTGGTCGCCATCACCATTGTCTCCGTTACCTCCAACACCAGCACCTTCGCCACCGCCATCATCAGCATCGTAAAAATTCATGTTTCTTAAATAATCTAACATTATTTACTCCTCCTATTTTAAGCCTGTCGGCTATTATTTATCAACCTAGCAAGGACTAACCCTGCTATAATTCCTTGTGTCATACCTACACCTACACCAACTAACCCTGCCAGCGCTAACGATTGCTCTCTCTCGACTACGCTTGGCAGTGTCGGTCTAGCCCTAGGTATAATGTCTACAACAGTCTCGCGTGCTCGCTCTTGGCTAACACTCACTGTGACCGCTGCTCTATCTTTGTCAACTAAAGTATTTATCTGCACATCAGTGTCAATATCCGCTCGCATTAGATCACGATCGCTAACATCATCTTCAATGGTTACTCTACCTGTGCGATAATAAGGCACTCGCTTGCGCCTTAACTCGTTCCATACGAACTTACCCTTGCTCGGTGCACTCAATATGTCCTCGTACCTGTCGCCACTTCTTGGGTAAGCATATGTCGCACCACCATGAAACCTCACTATAAGCATCTCATCTTGTCTCGCTACCGCTGAGACGTTGCTACTTATCACAGGCACAAAGCCCCTATTGCGCAAAGTCGCTACCTCAGTCTCGCTGTGCTTGAGTCTTGTGTAGTTGCTAAGTGTTCCTTGCCTATCTTCACTCAGTGGTGTCGGCATCTACTTCACCGCCTTGCTCAACCTCGGTCGAGACTATCTCAACACCTTGCTCAATCAGTTCATCATTGATGTCCATATTCTCAGCCTGCAACGCACTCAACTCCGCTTGCGTGATAGTGTTGATGCCTTGCTCTAACTTGATACGCGCTATCAATGCCAACTGCTCTCTAGGTGTCATGTCATCATGTACGTACTTGACCGCTGAGGCTATATCCCAAGATGAGCCTAAGCCATCCCTAACCTCTAAAGTGCGGTCGTTCTTTGACTTGATTATGTAGTCGCTGAACTTCACTATAATGTCGAAGTCATCAACCTTGTCCGCTTGATATGTCTCGTCCTCATTGCGTGTCATATTCTCAGTGATTAAGTGTAACTCTAGCGCTGTCTTCAAGAACGGCTCTAGGAACTCAACCCAACCACCTATCTTCTTGTCACGTGTGCGGATGCTTACCTTCTCGCGTTCTTGCTGTGACTGCTCACTCGCGTTGATTGCCTCAAGGCCTGTCGCACCAACTGTCAACGGTGACAGTCCGCTGTTGTTAAGTATCTGTGTCATCCATACCTTATATGACTCAATGTGCTTGTCAACTCTCAAGTCCCCTTGTGAGTATTGCACCTTTTGCTTGTCCATATTCTCACTAGGGCTATCAGCCGTTAGGATATGGTCTTTCTTGAATCCGCTCGGATACCTATACTCGCCGTTCTGCTTAAGCATCAGTTCCTCAGGGAAATATCTATGCAACTTGCCATCCCTGAACTCTTGTATCCACGTACTTAGTATCTCATCAATAGCA